ATGCTAGGAAGATTCAAATCCTTACTGTGGTGGAGCAAAGAGCCAAAGTCGCAGGTAAACCCAAGCAAGCCGCAATCGCAAAAAGAGCCAAAGAAGAACTTAGAGCTAAACACAAAAAAGGCAAAGAAAGCTAAGAAAAAATAAAAAAGTGAGTGGAGAGATGAATGCAAATAATAGACAACAAGGCTTTACTGCTAAAGCTACGTGACCCTAGCAAGGTTGTTACCAACATACCCAAAAGTAAAACTGTTGGTGACAACCAAGTGGTTGTTAATTGGGGTCTTGATGAAGCACAGAGCCTTAGACAGTTAGATATAAAAGCCCCTTCTCCTATTGAAGGGCAGTACAAGTGGACAGGTAGACACAAACCTTTTAGTCACCAAGTATCTACTGCATCATTTCTAACTATGCACAAGAGAGGTTTTTGTTTCAACGAACAAGGCACAGGTAAAACTGCTAGTGCTATATGGGCATCTGACTATTTATTGAACAAAGGATATATAAATCGTGTGTTAGTAATATGCCCGCTGTCGATTATGGATAGTGCATGGCGTGATGACTTGTTTACATTTGCTACGCATAGAACGGTATCTGTGGCTCATGGTTCTGCTGATAAACGTAAAAAGATTATACAAGAGGGCGCAGAGTATGTAGTGATAAACTATGATGGCGTAGGTATAGTTTTAAAAGAACTACAAGAGGGTGGCTTTGACCTTATTATTGTTGATGAAGCTACACATTATAAGAACGCACAGACAACACGTTGGAAGAATTTAAAATGGCTAATGAAAGACGATACATGGTTGTGGATGATGACAGGTACACCTGCCGCGCAAAACCCCACCGATGCGTATGGACTTGCTAAACTTGTAAACCCCACTGGAGTGCCAAGGTTTTTTGGTGCGTTTAAAGATAAGGTTATGTTCAAGGTATCACAATTTACTTGGAAGATTAAACCCACTGCCACTGAAACAGTGTTTAATGCACTACAACCTGCCATACGTTTTACAAAAGATGAGTGCCTAGATTTACCACCTATGGTGTATTTAAAACGTCAGATAGAACTAACGACACAACAAAAGAAATATTACAAACAACTTAAAACTAAACTAATTATGGATATAACAGGTGAACAGGTCACCGCCATCAATGCGGCTGTAAGTCTTAACAAGTTATTACAAATATCAGCAGGTGCAGTATACACAGATGATGGTGATGTTTTAGAGTTTGATATTAAGAATAGATACAAAGTGCTACGAGAAGTCATAGACGAATCAAGTCAAAAGGTGTTAATATTTGTACCCTTTACTCACGTGATAAATATATTAACAGATAAATTAAGGGCAGAGGGGATAACAACTGAGATTATAAGGGGTGATGTCCCTGCACACAAAAGGACTAGTATATTTAAACAGTTTCAAGAGAATACTGATCCACATGTACTCGTGATACAACCACAAGCTGCATCACATGGTGTCACGTTAACAGCCGCTAACACTATCGTATGGTGGGGGCCTACGAGTTCGTTGGAGACTTACGACCAAGCCAACGCTAGGGTGCATAGGTCAGGGCAGAACCACAAATGCACTGTCATACAGTTGCAGGGGTCTGACGCAGAAAAACACGTTTACAGACTGTTAGATAAAAGAATAAACGTACACACAAAACTTACCGATCTTTACAAAGAAATACTTGACTAATACATATTTAGTCATTATATGTAATGTTCTGATAGGAAGAGGAGATAATAATGGGTGAAGTGACCCCTGATAAACTAACTAAAACGTTTCTAAAGATAAGAGCAAAACGATCTTTACTGTCTGCTGAATTTAAAAAAGAAGACGATAAACTACAGCAACAACAAGACCGTATCAAACAGGCTATGCTAGATCATTGCGAGAGGCACAATGTTCAAAGCGTCAAGAGTTCCGAAGGATTGTTCTTTACGTCTAATAAAACGAAGTATTGGGCAAGTGATTGGGATGCTATGCACACTTTTATTAAGGAGCATAACGTACCAGAATTGTTAGATAAACGTATTAATCAGACTAATATGAAGGATTTTTTGGAAGATAACCCTGACAAAGTTCCTGACGGGCTTGAGATAAGTCAGGAAACGTCAATATCTGTGAGGAAAAAATGAACGAACCCTTTGTACCAATAGAAGATGTAGCAAAGCACTTTAGTGTTTCTATATCTACTGTCCGTGCTTGGGTACGTCAAAAGCACATACCAGAGGATGCTTATTTTAAAATAGGTAAAACCTATAGGTTTCGTGTTGGTGACGTAGCCGATGCACTAACTAAAGTCACCAGTGAGGATACATCTAGTAATAAAGATGACCTTGTTGATGAACTACCAAGTCTAGATGATCTAGACGAAGACCTGTAACTGCGGAAGGAGATGCGCTGATGGAAACATACATCATAAAAAATGTTGAGGCTCTATGGCCTAAAATAAATACCACTTACCACTTTGATAAAAAAGTTAACAAGTCTATGCCGTGCGATGCACTGGCAGATGGCGCAGAGTATTCTATACAGTTTCGTATGGACAATGACACTGCTAAAAATTTATACCAAGCTATGTCTAAGTCGTACCAAGCAAACAAAAAAGACTCATGGCCTGACAAGTTAGCCCGCCCATTTATCAAAGATGATGATGGTATGTTTACGCACAAAGCTAATATTAAAGGTGCGTATAACAATCAAAAAACTAAAAAACCTTTGCAGGTAGATGCACAAGGTACGAGGTTACCTGATGACTTCTTATTGACTACAGGTAGCACAGTGAACGTAGCCGTGACCTTTAATCCTTATGAAGGTTATGGTAGACAGGACGTAAACCTACGATTAAAAGCTGTACAAGTGGTTAAATATGTGCCATTGGAGGATAATAATCCTTTTGAGGCAGTTGAAGGGTTTACTATAGATGCGGACAATCCTTTTACAGAGGAGACTGTCCCAGAGCCAAAGAAGGTTGTTAACAAGCCTGCTACACCATCCAAAGCAGCTGATGACGACTTGAGTGCTATTGTTGATGACTGGGATGACTAGTTATCATTGCCTGCTGCTCTAGGTAGCACTCCACCACGACTAGGCAATTTCCTATGGTTGCCGAAACGAGTAACGTGCCGTATTCTGTCGTGGTGTCTTCGGCACACCAAATATGGATGGGATTATGGAAACAAAACAATTTTTACAAAGGGTACTAGGAGATGGTTTTTATTGCGTACTAGCGTTAGGTAAAGACCGTAGGATACAAAAGTTTTATAGCTCTGTAGATGAAGTTATCAGCAGTGCAAATACATTAGACGGACAAGGTTACGATACATACTTTGGATTAGCCACATTTGAAACAGGCGAGTCCAGAAAAGTACCAAACGTAAAAAGCCTTAGTTCTTTCTTTTTAGATTTAGATTGTGGTGTAGGTAAAGACTACGAAAGCCAGAACTTGGCGGTCAAAGACCTACGCGCATTCTGTGAGAAGTTAAGTTTACCCAAACCTGTCATGGTAAACTCTGGGTATGGGGTGCATGTATACTGGGTTCTACAAGAGAGCGTGTCCTATGAGGAATGGCTACCTGTAGCCCAGGCGCTCAAAGATAAGTGTATACATAATAACTTGTTAGCAGATATAGCAGTAACTGCGGATGCGGCCAGGGTACTTAGGATACCCAATACACATAACCATAAGAAAGACACACTTAAATCTGTAGAGTTCTTTGGCGCAGGTGAGATGAACTTGGTTAGCTTTGAAGAGTTCTCTCGTCTACTTGGCGGTGGACTGATGCCAGTGCCTACCAAGATGGACAGCCAAGAGAGTGCGTTTAGAGAAGCCATGATGTCTAACTCAGAACACTCTTTCAAAAATATAATAGTAAAAACAAAAGAGGGTAAAGGGTGTGACCAATTAAAGAATATAATTAAAATCTATAGCCAAGTTTTGCACAGATGCCAAACAGGCGGTGCATATTATGTCTAAAAACCATGAAGATTACAGTGAAGAGTTAACAGAAGAGAAAGTAAATCTCATAAAGGGGCCATACCTTTGCACGTCATTTAACGAACTTAACCCTGATGTATGCGTAGATTGCCCACACAAAGGTAAAATATCATCGCCCATAACACTAGGTAAGGTCGTGAAAAGGGCAGGTGCAAGCCAAGAAATACCAAAATACCCCGAACCCTACTTCAGAGGTGCAAATGGCGGTGTATACACCCAAATTCGTTCTCCTGACGGTGATGTAGAAGAATATATGGTATACCAAAACGACTTATATGTTGTGAAACGTATACGCGATCAAGAGATAGGTGAAGCCATAGTCATGCGACTGCATCTTCCTAAAGATGGTATAAGAGAGTTTACAGTGCCGTTAACTGCTGTAACATCAAAAGAAGAACTAAGGAAACAACTGTCTATGCAAGGTATAGCAGTATTAAAAATGGATGAGATTATGAAATATACAACAACATGGGTTACACAACTACAGGCACAGGGTGTTGCTGACGAAGCGCGTAGGCAGTTTGGTTGGGTAGACGAAGAGTGCGAGAGCTTTGTCCTTGGTAACGAAGAAATATGTAAAGATGAGATAAAGTTCAACCCACCATCAACACAGACCACTAGCTTGTTTCCCTCTTTTGAACCTAAAGGTACGTTAGAAGATTGGAAAAATACGATTAACTTTTATAATCGTGAAGGTTTTGAACTGCATCAGTTTGTAATTGGTACGTCTTTTGGGTCACCACTGATGAACTTTTCAACCATAAACTGTGCGACTCTACATCTAGTTGGTGTTACAGGCACTGGTAAAACAACTGCTATGTTAGGGGCTATGTCAGTGTGGGGTAATCCTGCAGAGCTAATTATGCA